CGACGTAGCCAGCCCCGCGCATGATCTCGTCGGCCGGCTGCGCCACCGAGGGCACGACAGCGATCTGCCCGGCCGCTTCCAGCGCTTTGAGCATTGACGCGAGGCGCTTCTCGACCGCCTCCGCGTCGAGCTTGCCGATCTTGCCCTGCAGCTCGGCCAGCTCTGCCTTGGCGCGAGCGAGTGTCATCTCCTTGATTATCGCCTCCTCCTGCGCCTGCTGCTGCATCTTCTGCTGCTCCTCGGGCGTGGGCTCGGAGTCAGGGTCACGCATCCCGTTCAACTGGCGAATGCGGGAGACCAGCTCGTCGCGGTTGGGCACGTCGGCCATCTCAACGACCAAGTCGAGGAGCTTGAACGCCACCTCTGGAGCCATCTGCGCAAGGCGTGAGACGACGTCGAACAGCGACTCGAACATTGCCTGGCGCAGCGAGTCGCGATAGTCCTGCTGGGCGATGAAAAAGTCGGCCTTGTGCTTGGTGATGTCGTTTACCAGCTCGCCGCTTTGCGGGTCGATACCGTTGATCTCGATGAACTGAGGATTGCCCCTCTCACCGACCAAACGCACGACCTTGGGCTCGGTGAAAAACTGCTCGATGAGTGACAGTTCGATCTCGCCGGCGATCTGCACCGCATAGCGCAGATTGTCGAACAGCTCGGTGGTGACCACCCCGCCCTGCTCTTGCCGGGCCACGATCGCCCGCCCGCTGGTGGCGTTGGTCTCCCGGCCCAGGTTCTCGCTCGTCACACCGCCGACCTGACGAATCGCCGCCTGGTCGCGCTCCATCAGCATAATGTGCTCACGCGCAAGCGCATTGTCGCGGTGGAAGGCCAGCTCGAAGCCGCGCTTGCGCACGATCACACCGTCCGGGCGACTCGCCTCCTCGCGCATCTCGTCGATGTCGTCAACCGCGCCCTCTTCCATCTCGATCTGGTTGGTCGAGAGCACCCACAACGCCTTGCTAGCGCGCTTGTTGACCCCGTCCTGGGGATCACGAATGTTGCGGACCGGACTGTAGGGGGCGTTGTCACGGGCACGGCGGTAGGCCCACACCGGGACGAACGGGAAGCGGTCGTGCTTGTAAGGGGTCGGCCCCTCCCACAACAGCCCGGCGTCACAGAACAGCGCGCAGCGGACCTGCATCTCCGTTTTATCGTAGAGCGACGCCTCGCCGCGGGCCAGCGCCTCTTCCTGGTCCTCGTTCTGCTCGAACGGCGTCTCCTCGAAGAAAGGGCCGCGCAAGACCTTGCGCTTCATCGGCTCGCGATACCAGCACTCAATGATCTTCACCCGCTCGCGAGAGGTCCAGGCGAAGCTCGCACCGTCATACGGGTGGTACTTGTGCGTAGTCGCGGGGAAGTCATAGCCGGGCTCGGTGACCCGGGCGCCCATGTACCACAACTCATCCTCGTCATTGGCGCCCACCGCGGAACGCGACTCTAGCGCCGCCTTGCCGATCAGCGCCGCCCGGTCGGGGAAATAGGCTTTGGCGACGTCCACGTCGACATACTTCCACCGGAACAGGTAACGCGCATCGCTCAGATCCAACTCGACCGAATTGGAGTCGTAGAGCATGTACCGCCAAGACTGCGAGCGGTAATAGATAGGCTCGTCGGTGTCGTCCCCGCGCACACCGACCTCGAGCCATCCCAGCCCACCCTTGACAGCCATGCCGAACGCCTTCGACCGGGCGAAGGGCTCGTTGTTGACGTCGGAGAGATACTTGAGCAGCATTGTCTTGGTCTCGGCGTCATCCGACGCCTCTTTGCGCCGAGGCAAGACCTTGTAGTCAATGCGGGTGCGCCGCTCGGTGCCGAGCAACCAGTCGACGGTGGGTTTGATCTCGTTGTAGACCGCGGGCGCCTGGCCCCGCTCGATGAGCACCGACGCCTCCTCCTCGGTCCACTGCAGCCCGTCGTAGTAGTCCTCGTCCATGGCCTGCTGGAAGCGGTTGTGCGCCTGCCGCTGCCATTCGGCATCGAACCAGGTTCGCAGCTTGCAGAGCATTTTTTCCGCATCTGGACCGTCGAGCTTGCTCTTCTTGCGCCCCTTGGAAGGCGCCTTGGCGACACCACCCATGCGGGTATCATCGTCGAGCGGGGACTTGCCGACAGAAGGCAGAACGCCGTCATCTCTCACTTAACGTACTCCCGCCGGCTGCCAAGCCCATTCTCAAGCTGATGCCAATCGAACCCCTTCACCAGCACGTCACCGGCCGCCGTGTTGTCCTCGCGCCAGAGAATCATGTCGTACCAGGCTGAGGAGTAGAACCCGGAGAGCGTGATGTGGGGGAACTCGATGATCTGTAGGAGCGGAGTGCCAGCATAGTCAAACACCAGCCCGCCGCCCTCGTCCGAGGTCGCGATGGTGGTGAAGCCCGGGATTGCGGCGCCGTTGTTGTAGACCCGGTAGGACAGCTTGAAGACCGGGATCTGCGCCTCGTCCTGGATGTAGTGGATGTGCGGCCGCCACACCGTCTCACGCCCGTCCGACCCGGCCCACTTGTGCGAGGTCTGGTCCGAGATGTAGACCTTCTCGGTGGCGTCGTTCTGCGGGAGCAACAGACCAAGGTTGGTGAAGTCGTAGTCGGGCTTGTCGTTGCTGCCGCGTTTGGTAAGGAAGGCGGAGTTGCGCACGTCCTCCCAGCGCTCGTCGAACTGACGCGCCGCGGGCGGCGAAGGGCTCACCGGAAAGCGGTTCATGCGTAGATCCCAACCTCAATGGCCCCAACGGAGGACGCAACTGAAAGCTGATAGCGGCCCGGCCCTTCGACCAACCGCGAGGGAGTGTCGACGTCGAGCTGCACCGCTGCCCCGGCGACCAGCAGAGGCAGCCATGCAGTGCCGGTCCACAGCTTGACCGCAACCGATTCGGTGCCGTCGAGCCCTGAGGCGTAGATGGTCGCCACCCGCCCGGGCGGGTTTTCGAACGTCATCGTGGTTGCTTCCTCGGGCTCAGCCCCCACCGTTCCGCTATAGAGCACCGCGGGTTTCATCCCTTACTTTCGCTAGGTCAGCCCGTCGACCGTGTGCCGATTGTTCAACGCTCAACGCTCGAAGCTGATCGAGTGGGCTCTCGGCGCGTTGCCGATGGCACCCATCGCAGCCCGGGTCGTGCATTCGTCGATCATAGCCACAGGCGCAGTCGGTGATGAGAGGCTCCCAGGGGTGCGCCCCAGGGCGATCAGTCCAACACCCCAAGCGATCACCCATGCTCGCCCCTCGCCATTGCCAGAGCGTCGCGCTGAATATCGGTGACTCGGCGCTCCCACCCACGACCGAAGACCTGCCAGGTCGACAGCCGGCGCAAATAGCGCATGCGCACGTCGCACAGGTCGAGGATGATGTCGCGGGGGTCGGGGACGGAGACGCGCTGCAGGGTGAGCGGACCAATGATGCCATCCTGACGGGTGCCGACCACCGACTGCAGCCACTTCACCGAACGCGCCGGGCCTGAGTTGACCGCACCGTCGAACACCGCGAGGTCCACGCCCGGGGGCAGCTCATCGCACCGGCAGGGCAGCCAAAAACCGTAGCGGTAGATGTAGCGGACTTGCCAAGGGGCGATCTCGCGCAGGTCCTGCTTAGTGCGCTCGGCGCCGAAGTGATGGCGGAACGTCTCTATCGTGATGCCTTGGTTGGTGGCGCCACCAGGGTCGGCCGGGTGCTCAGACCAGCCGCCCTCGTGGCGCAGAGTGATAGGCAGGCAGCGGTAGAACCGCGGGCTGTCGGCTGGGGCACTCACTGCACGATGCTCCCGTCGGACTGTGCCTCACCCTCGACAACGGTTCGCCCCGCGGCCTCGATGCGCAGCTCACCCAGGGTCTGGGCCACCGCGGTCTCGACGATGTGGTGGCGGGGCTCAGGGGGCATGGCAATGAGGTCGGCGATGCCATCGAGCACCAGGTCGATGAACCGGCGCACGGCGTCGCGCGTGACCAGCATGCCCATTGCGTTGAGCGCGTTCGCCGCAGTCGGCACGGCATGGGGTAGGTTCGGGTGCCCATCGTTCAGCGCCCATTTGTGGGCGCTTTGCAGTGGAAGGACGAACGCAGAGGCTTTGTAGTGCAGACTGCCGACCGGGTAAATGAACATCGCCGGATCGTCGTTGAGCCACTGAAAAGAGGCGACGAGGTCTCCTTTGCGGTAGACCTTCCACGCGGTCTCAGTGCCCAGCATTACGCCCATCATTCGCCCTCGCAGGTTTCGCGTGGCGCCGAGGCTAGCACAAAGGCTAGCTTTGCCCTGTACAAGATCGGCCTGTTTCTGTTCACGCGACTTTCCAGCTCCGGTTCGGCTTGCGCTTGCGTCCGGAGCGCTCTGCCCGCGGTGCCCGGAATCCCTGCGCCCACTGGCGGAAGGCGTCGGCGAGGTTCGAGTAGCGGTCGTGCAGCGGCTTCTGGCGAAACACTTCGAGCTTGGGGTCCCACTCCTTGCGGTAGTTCTCCAGGGCGACGATGCCCGACTCGCAGCCGGTGGCGTCGAAAAACACCGGGCCTTCGAGCCGAAGGCGAGTGGCGTTGATCCCTTCGAGCACATCCTCGACCCGTTGGACGATCTCGAAGCGGTGCCCGGGGAGCAGTTCGCGCAGCAGATCGTACGTTGACTTGCCAGTCTGCAGGCTCTTGTTCTCGGCATCGTGGGGCAAGTAATGAACGTCGTAGGCGTAGCCGGCATCCTGGATCACCTGGGCGAAGTGGGATAGGGACTCGCCTGAGGCCTCATAACATCGAAGGAAGCGGTCCTCCCCCGCCACGTACTGGTGCCACCAGATCGCCGTCGTGTCGTTCCATCCCAGGTCCCAGAACGTGTTCACCGGGGTGGTCGCGGTGTGGACCACCTGACGGATGCGCCCACCGCCGCGAGCAACGGCCATCTGGTCGGCGTAATAGGCACCGTCGGCGGTGCGCCGGGGCTCACCGAGCCAGATGTTGCGATACTCGTCCGCCGGCCGGGTCGCCTCGCAGTGTGCCCGCTCTTGCTCCAGGACGTCGGGGAACCACGGATTGTCGTGAAAGTTAACCTGCAGCGTCCAAGCATCGGGCGGTGGGGCGAGGACGAAGCGCTTGTAGGTCTCATCGGTCGACAGCCAGGGATTGAGCGTCATCCAGATCTCAGAGCCCGGCTTGCGGATGGTGGGGGTGAGGATGTCCCAGCTCCGCTTGCTTACCGTCTGCGCCTCCTCCACCCAGACCAGGTCGTAGCCCTCATAGGACTTGATCGACTCCACCGTGTGGGAGGCGAGACCCGAGAAGGCGAAACGCGAGCCGTTAATCCCGCGGATCTCGGTCTCAAGCACCCGGAAGCGCTCGCCAAAGCCCAGCGCCTGGATCTGATCGCAAAGCAACTGATGCACAGACTCCTTGATCGACTTCTGCACCTCACGCGAGCAGAGAATGCGCAGCGGCTTGCGGGCGGCCTGGATCAGCAGTGCTCGGGCTACCGCCCACGACTTCCCCGACCCGCGGCCGCCGTGCAAGACCTTGTAGCGATAGGGCTCGAACAGTGGCTTGAGCCGAGCGCTGAACCCGGCGCGCACGGTCACCGGGCGTTGTGCGGTCTCTACCACGGGTCGACCTCCACGCTCAGCGCTGGAAGCTGATTGAGCACCGCGCCCGGCTCGACGAACTCGACCATCACGTT